GGATAATCAAAGACGAAACAGATACCCAATATGGTGAGTATACGATAGCCTTTCGGTGTTACTTCGTTATGGTACCAGAACCTTGGCGCCCAATAGAGTTTCGGATCGGTCCAAAATTGGAATATGTGGAGTAGCTTCATTAAATCTTCCTGTCGTATTGAGTATGGCTCAGCGGCTTCTGAGAGTGGCAATTAAAAATGATATTGGAATCCTTCGGAAGCGCTTCGGGTCCGGATGCGGCGGAAACGCAGAAGAAATAGAGAGGTACTAGGAGTAGTTTTGCCATGATATAGAGTTTTGGTGTTGCGTTTCGTTACTTGGTGAGATTATTCCAGAGGTTCTTATAGGTTTCTATGAGGTCCATCCATAGAGAAAGAATGGTACGAATAGGATGTTCGATAAGGGTGGCCACAGCAATCAGAGTGGCTGGTACAGCGACCAGTGCGGTGATAATAATACCAAAAATACCTAAAAGTGTAATCATATTTTTAAAAAGTCAATAATGCCTTGTGCTGTGTTGGAGTGGCGGGTTTTAAAGGAACGGTATTCTTCTAGTTCTTTTTCTAGTTCAAGTATACGTTTACGGAGTAATGAGTTCTGTTCTTCTGTATTGGGTAAGTCTAGTTTAAGTTGAGTATCTGGTATGACACCTTCGTAACCAGGATGATAAGGTGCTTCTTGTAAATAATCTTTTGGAGGCACAGCATGAATTCTTTCCAAGTATTTTTGATATTCAGGAGAATTGACATAATTTTTTAAATCTTCGCTGGTAAAAGTTGTCATACGATTCTCCTTATTGTGGTGATTGATATATTTTTTATTCTTCAAATACTAATACAACATCATCTTCAGATACAATATAGAAATCGGTGGTCATGTACTTGGCAAGGCGTGCTTTGTTCCAATTGGGTAAAATCATATCACCTTCTTTGATATCCAAAACATCTGGTCCGATTTTTAATACTTTGCCTTTGTTGGCTTCTGCTGGGTCAGCGGATGAAAGAACGATACCAGATTTGGTCACTTTCTCTTTTTCAATCAACTCAACGATTACATTATTCTTGATAGGCTTTAACAATTACAATTCTCCTTCCATCATTACATTCATCAATTACAAACTGTGGTACATTTAATTTATTTCTCAATACTGAATTACAATTATACTCTATAGAAACTTGTTTGTCAAACTTTTTATGGTAATCATCTTGTTGAACAAAGAGGTAGGCAGACGCCACCAAAAATACACCGAAAAACACTTTAACGGTTTCGGTATTTGGTAACATGATATTCTCCTATAATTTTAGCATTTGTTCATAAGTATAATTGCGTACCATAAATTTAGAAGGATTTGATAGATACATGGCTTCTAAATCACCTGGCCTAGCATCCTTATATATCACATCAAAATCCACATTGTTGACTTCTTTAAAAATATTTACGATTTCTTTGACTGTTCTTGTATCATTGTAGGCCAGATTCTCAACGCTATTGGTCGGAGTGTCAATGGCTCGAATGAGAGCATCACATACATCATTGACGTGAATATACTCTCTTACACAGGTACCGTCTTTTGTATTATAGTCTTTACCATGCAGATGAAACTTTCTTGTTTCTATCGCTTGAGTTAGATTATAGAATAGACCATCAGGATTGGTGGCAGGAAAACCACCAGTACCGGTAACATTGTAGAATCGGAATGTGGTGAAGTGTTTACATTGTTCGGCCACAATATCTTCTGCAACTCGTTTCGATAGACCATACGGAGATAATGGATTAGATGCTGCGCCAGTAGAGGCAAAGATAAAGTTTTTGTATTTGATTCTTTGTATTACGTTTAATGTACCATTAATATTGGTATCGTAATACAACGTTGGATAATGTACTGATTCACCTACACGAACCAGAGCCGCCAGATGAATCACTGCATCGTAGGTGTGAAAGGATGTGACGCCGTACTGTAATTCTTGAGCACCACGAATATCATAGTCATATTGGTGTAAATCAAATTTAATATCATAGTCCAGTTTATGAACTTCATGGCCAAGATTAACCAGTTTGGCACAGAGATGCTTGCCAATATAACCTTCAGAACCGGTAACTAGTATTTTCATGTTTGACCTAAATGTTGTTTTAGGCGATTAATCAGTTCTTGTATGCGCTGTCGTGCTTGGCTACCTTGTGGTGTCCATACAATTAAACTTTTTAACCAATTTAATAATTCTCTTGGATCCATCAGTTGAAAATACTTGACCAAGTTTTGAGTTTTATCTTTTTGTGTTCTCTAGCCGCATTCATGGCTTCAGTATTCAATACACCTTGTTCGGTTAGAATATCAATCATCGCCAAAGTTTGGCCAATTTCCATTTGTAATTCTTCCAAGGTCGTACCTGATTCTTCGGTCGGCCATCTAGATTCTACACCAAAACGGGATATCTTACAAGCCGCTTGAATCACTTCAGCACATTCTTCTTGTAAAATCAGTAGTGCTTCTTTTTGTTTATCATTCATTATCATCTTTCACAAATTTAATCACAGGCATATATTCTTCTACCTTTTTAAATGCTTCCAATTTCGTGGGAGCAATTACTTTACAAGTATATAAGCCATCTTTCATATTAATGGTAAATGGAACAACTCCATTTATAAACCATTCTTCTTGCACATAACACTTGATTATCCATTCTCTGGCATCAAGGCATCGTTTAATCATCTCATCAGCGATCCGCTTAGGATCGAATTCATCTTCAGCAATCATATTAGATATCGTTCCATTTCTCTACTAAAAAACTTGGACCTTTTCTTTCTTCGGCCAAAACATAATCTTCTGCCAAATCTTCAGCTTTTTGATAATCAGCAGTAACTTCTTTTTTAATTACTTTTTCGTTTAGATAATAAACAATAGTGTAATTATACTCAGACCTTTCTACAATGGCTTTCTTATCGCCATTCATAAATTTTGATAGTTCCATTATGCAATCATTCCTATAAATCGATTTAGTACAACACGGTTGGACAACCTGTTGCCGGCATATTTACTGAACGCTGACACCAGACCACGAGTAGTAGCATTTTCTTTAACATGAAATTCTACATCATCATCAGTATCTAGGCCTTCTGAACGGAGTAAATAATACTCATCAAAACCAGCATTGGTAATAATTTTATATTTCTCTTTACGAAACTCGGCTTTCAATTTCAAATGGTCACTAGCTCTAGGATAAAATGTGTGTGCAACACGGCCAAACTCACGACCAGACAATACATAGAAGCCAATCACATTACATTGTGTTCTTGCTTTTAACAATTTAATGTAGGCGGCCATTAATTCTGGACCATATGGTTCATAAACCTTTTGTTCGTTCTTGGTAATTGGATCACGAATCACCAAAACTTTTTGTTTACCATATGAACTACCCAAATCTAAATCCGGATTATTATAACCAGATAGTTGTTTTTCTTTGCCATCGATATGCGTATGTGAAAACAAAACATTTCTTACTGGATTGCCTTCACCATCGGTTAGAAATACCGTATTGACAATTTGTAACTTGTAGTTCTTTTGAAACTCAGGTATAATCTTCATAGCAGCAATCACGGCTTCATAGAGTGGTGTGCCACCAAGATGAAACCAATGTGGACGGCAAGCACGGGGTTCAGCACAACGAACCAGAGCAGAGCAAGCATAAGTGAACTCAGAAGCCGACATTTTGCTCGATAACAAATTCATCAATTTAAAACCATGTAAGTCCAAATCCCCGGCTTTGAAATCAACACTATACTTGTCGGTGTGTTCAGAAGTGAAAGCATATACTTCATAAGGAATATTTACTTTCTTACAGAACATTACCAGATTGATTAATTGCTTGACAGTATTCTCCATGTGGTCAGACATAGAACCAGACCAATCAAGGAACATAACAAGACCATGTGATTTACCTTCAGGTAAAACTGTCATACGTTTAAAAATATCTTCGGTAAATTGATACGCATAAACTTTATTTAAATTCAATTCACCAGTTTTAGAAATTGATGCACGTTTCTGTTGGTCAGCATTCTTGCGCAATTCAAATTCTTTGGCCAAATAACCAACAACTTTTTTGGCATCATTACGGATTTTCATAAAAGCAGTTGTATCAATACCAGAAATGTTGTATTTACCCAAATCATTTTTGTATTCAGCCCACAACTGTTTGTATGGAACAATAGCTTTTTTCAAATCGATATCATTAATGTTACCATAGTAATAGTGCCTATCACTTGATTCAAATAATTTACTTTCGTTTTGACGATATGATTTATCAGTCAAAGAATCAAATTCTTCTCCAGTGGTATCTCCACCTTCATGGCCAATTTGTTGTTCTTTGTAATCTTCATCAACTTCATCCATCGATTCATCGGCTTCAGAATTTGATTGTGAAAATTTCTCCATGGTGTCATCATCATAATCATCAGATTCTTCGTAACCTTCTGATTCAAACTCACCATCAGGATCTTCTTCAAATTCAGGATTTTGCAATTTGCGTTGTTCAGCTTCTTCTTTCATGTAAGCCATAACATCATATGCAAGCTTGATGACATCATCATATGATTCGGTATTTTCAATACGGTGAACTAACAATTTCTCAACATCAGTAAAACGAATGCCTTGTGCGGCTCCGCCTTTTGTGTAGAGATTAACACGGTCGATAAAATTCATATCATTGAGATCCGTGCCGTTTGTACCAAAGAAATCTTTTTCAATTAGTTCACGGTAGCCACGGACAAAAGAGGAACGAATGCCGGGATATTTGTTTTTGATTTTTCTTTCAATACGGGAATCTTCCAGCACATTCATAATACCCATTGGTATCTTTTCTTCGTGTGCTTTCATCATACCATCCAGGGGAGTGTAAAGTGCATGGCCAACTTCGTGACCTAGAAAAAGGTCATAGAGATAACCTGAGATGTTTTTATCGAGAATAGGAACGGTCAACACACGGTTCTTTACATCAAATGCGGCCGTGTTAGTATTACGCTGTTCGATAGTCAGATTTTCATTTGCCATTAGTTTGGCAAGTAACGATTTAGATTGAATTAGTTCCATAGATTCTCCGAGTTAATAATAGTATTATCTCATAAAAATCATCTACCGTCAAGCGGTATCTTTTATGCTGTTGTTTTTATACAACGCTCTGATCCGGTAAGGCTTTTAGGTAGAGTTTTCCTTCTTTATATTCCATTTCGACCGCTTGACCTTCTTTCCAATGATTGTATTTTACAATTTCTTCAGGAAGAATTAAAATACCATCACCTGTACCATCATTCGCATCAACAATTTTTGTTAAATATCTCTTATTGGTAATATTCTTTGCGTTTTTGGTAGTCATTCAGGTCTTTTTCCATATTTGTAAGAGTTGCCCACTTGCGAGTTACGATATCTAAACGTTTCCACGCAGGAATTTCATCATCATCTGCTTTGGCATCAAGCCAAATATAGTAAGGAGTATCATTCATATTTTTTTCCTTCGTTTTTATCAAAAATTCGCTGCTCAATTGCAGCTACAAGCTCTTCGGCAAGATTCGGATTGAACTTTACCAAGAAATACGCAACATCATCAGCTGGAATATGACGCAAATTATGCATAATTTCATCAATTCCTCTATGTATCTGTGTTTCTTCCCATTGTTGCAACATAATTTACTCACATTTCATAAAAAGTTTCGCTCGGTACAATATTTTTGCCTTCTTTTTTTGCTTTTCCGAGCGTTTCAAGCAATTTTAACTCAATTTCGAGTTCTTTGGCAGTCAAACTGAGCAAATATTCCTCATATTCGTCCCAATCTTCATCACTCCAACCTTTAGGATTCATTTTTTATCATCTCCGCATGCTGGAAATTTCTTTTGCTTCTTTATCCGTGAAAACCGGCACGGCATTTGACTTATGCATCGTAGCCACACCTTTCATTTTATCGCCGGTATACGAAAATGGAAGTTTTTTTGTGCAAGGTACAAAACCTGTATTTACGGACGCAAACCTAGGCGTTTCTCTACCTGCAGGGATCTTAGGTAAAGGAACATTTGCGGAAATAATCTTGGATTTTGTTTTACTGAAATTGGTAGACATCGAATTGATGGAAAGTAGCCATTCTTCGTGTTGAAGTTTTTTTGCTTTTGAAACTTTCCGTTTTTTTGATTTTGGAATATAACCGTGAATAATCATAACAATTCTCCATTGTAGAAGAATCATTATACTACGGAAATAAGTGTATGTCAATAGATGTGTTGTATTGAAACAACATTAATACCAATACCTTTTATTTGAAACGGCAGCATACCTACTTATACTAAAAATAATGCAAAATTTAGGTAAATTTACTTTTTCTTACCTTGTGAAACTTCAACTTCTTCAAAATTGTCATCTTGCCAATGCTTCATCTGTTTTTTCACTTCAGAATGCTCGCCTCTGCGTCTTTTACTGTGTAAAAAGTTTTTGGCGTAAATGTAATCATCATTATAGTCTTGGTTCTTACGGAACTTGCCTACAAATTTGGTCACTTGTAATCTCCTATTTCATGGTTTCAAACGTTATGCCTTTTATTTTAGTTTCCGGCATATTATGCATATCCTCTTGTGATACGTAAGTTATATCAGCATTAGGATAACAAATTTTTATAATTTTGAGAAGTTGGCAGACTGTGCCATCCGAATCATTGAATGTAAATACTTCATCAACATATTTTAAGCTTTTAATAATTTCTCTGCGTGTTTCATAAGTTTGTACAAAACCTCCAAGTGCCCACATCATCCACCAATCAGTATGGACGCCGACAATAAGGTGGTCGCCCCGATGGTGACATTTTTTAATATAATTTAATTCTTCAATAGATAGGGGATCAAAAGCACCGCAAATAACGACAATTCTCTCTTTTTCGTACATTTAAGGTAGTAGGTCTGGAAAAGCTTCCTTTACAAATTTATAATCTAGTCCCCTTACACCCAAATCTTTACTTAGAATACCAATCACAACTTCGGCTTCACGGGGTTCTAATCTCTCTAACAACTGTAACAACAATTCTTTTCGTTTCTCTGCAGTTAACTTTTCTGCATTAGGATGTCCTTTTTGGAACAAATATAATTTACGTAATTCAATTGATAATTGTGTTCCAGAAAGTCCAGGCAAAACATCTGTTGGCACTTCGTAATCATCAGGCATTTCATTTATTAACCATTGATGGTTTGGATGAAAAGCCAGTTCAAGCACTTGTACTAATGTGGTGGACAGATTTTTTTCAATTACTGCCATCCTGTCTTTTTTAGATGAAGCCATTTCAAATTCATCAAATACTTCATACAAATTTTTCATTAAAATTCCTCTATTACTTCCATTAAGTTTTTCAGTTTGTGTTCAATAAAATAATTCAACAACTTACCTTTAGCAGGTTTTGTTTCTTCATAGGTATTTATAATCTTCTCTTTTATTTCTTGTGGGATAAAAGTCAAGTCTATGAGTGTTTGGTTTCTACCAAAATTTACGGCTTCATCGTATGAAAAGTTTTTAACATCTTCGTTCAAATACTTTTCTAATGTTTTTTGTGTAATAGGTTTCTGACGGAGGTCACGGACAAAACAATCGGATGGCGAAAACATATTGGGTATGCCATCACCTTTGTCACCACGAATAATCTTCTCCTTGAGTTCTAGGATTGGATTTTCAGATTTCACATATTTCTTCTGTGACGGATTATATTGTTTTACATCTTTGTAGTTTTGTAACTGTAAGAAGTCGCCATCAGATGACAGAATCAAAATCTTTTGATGTGGTGAATAAATTGGCACCAACGTACCAATAATATCATCTGCTTCAGCACCTTCAACATCCAATACTTTGTATGGGAAATTATCTTTGAGTTCTTGTTTTAGTTTACCAAGAATATCAAAAATCAAATGCCAGTCCAAGTCCGATTTATCACGGTTCTTTTTACGGTTTGCTTTATAAAAAGGAAAGAATTCTTTACGCCAGTATTTACGGTTATCACAACACAATACAACTTCACCATACTCTGCTTTAAAATTCTTTATATGTGTACGAATGATGTTTAACACCATATGACGAATAAGGCTTTCTTCCAACTTACCTTTATGATTAGCAATTTGTGCCATCAGACCAGCAAGTAATACTTGGTTTAAATCAACGAGAATCATAACAAACTTTCAATAGTTTCCAATAGACCTATTGTATCATATTTTCATCAGTTTGTCAAACGTTTTTTGAACAAAGTCATCAGACGTGGTGGTGCGCTTTGCAAGTATACCAAACCAATTTTGTGGTATTAAGTTTGAAATGTATTCGTATGGATCGGCAAAAATGGCTTCAAATTTATCAACATCATATAATTTACCATCTTTTTGTTCCTTGAATAATATTACATGATATTCATCACCCATGGAATTGCCGCCAATTTTGTCACCAGGGTTTTTATATGTTGCGCCTTCAATATGTAAATCATCTTTCTTTTCGCCAGGCAAAAAGAAGATGGCATCGTGGCCGTCTTTACTAAATTCTTTTAAGAAGTCTAACATTTTAATCCTTTAATGTGTGATTTTCTAACTCGTACCATTATCCATGTGTTATAGTAATCTTCTGATTCCATTACGCCACGAACAAACTGTTCTTTTGCTTCGAGATAACCACATACACCTTTAGATTTACATAAGTGTAGTATTTCACGGACAAAGTTTTCATGTCCTAATTGTAACACATCTTTCTGTAAGATGTCACTACTCCCATAGTAAGTTTGCCAGTTTGAACTGGCTTTATACCGTTTCTTTTTACCTTTGACTTGTTTGGTTTTGGCAGAATAAAAAAATTTCTTACCTATGTATTTTTTACCATTCGTCAGATTGGTTATCTGATACACGAACCCGTAATTATCACCAATCAAGTCTTCCGTAAAATCTTTACCATCATATTGCCAATTTAGTCCCATTCTCCAGTATCCAAATCATCTTCATCCTCTATATAGTCTTCCGATAATTCTTCAATCATTTCACCGCAGAATGGACAATGTTCAGGTAAATCTTGAGAAACCATTTCTTGCATAAACTGTACGCTATATGTTGATTCACAATTTGTGCATTCACCATTTAAGTTTTTATTTGTCATTATAATTCCTTAATGAGCCCACACATCACTCCAATTTCCTGATAAAGCTCCTTTTGCATAATCAGTAGCACGATTTTCAAAGAAATTGGTATGAGTTGGTGCGTTAATCATTTCCTCTACCCATGGTAAAGGATTGCGTTTCACTTTATAGATGCCTTTAAGACCAAGAGAAATCAATCTGCGGTCAGCAATATAACGAATATATTTTTTAACTTCTTCAGCAGTTAGTCCTTCCATTTGATTTACACCAAAAGCAAGGTCGATAAATTTATCTTCGAGTTGAACCATCTTTTCAGCAATGGTATAAATTTTAGATTTCAACTCATCATTCCAAATTTCACGGTTTTCTTCAATGTAGGTTCTAAACAATTTAATCATATTCTCAGCGTGCATTGTTTCATCGACAATTGACCAAGTAATGATTTGACCCATACCTTTCATCTTACCGTGGCGTGGGAAATTGAGCAACATAATGAAAGAAGAAAATAATTGCATGCCTTCAGTAAATGCTGAGAACACAGCAATATGTGTAGCAGTATTTTCTTTTGTGGTATTCTTAGCAGAAATATCGAGAATGTAATCGTGTTTCTCTTTCATTTCTGCATATTCTAAAAACTCGTTATATGTTGTTTCTGGTAAACCCAAAGTTTCAATCAAATGAGAATATGCGGCAACGTGTAATGCTTCACGAGCAGCGAAACCGGCCAACATCATACGGACTTCTGGTTGTGGAAAATATGGTAAATAGTTTTTAATATAACCACCAGCAACGTCAATATCACCTTGTGTGAAGAAACGGAAGATGTGAGTTAGAAATTGTTTTTCTTCTTTGCTTAATTTCTTTTTCCAATCTTTTACATCCTCAAGCATTGGCACTTCTGTATGTAACCAATGAGATTGCTCATGTTTCAGCCAAGCATCGTATGCCCAAGGATAATTGAATGGCTTGAAATATGTTCTTTCTTCGGTAATATCTAATTCTGTTTTTTTAATCATTTATTTCTTTCTAAGCACTAAAGGAAGAACCACAACCACAAGTGGCTTTGGCACCAGGATTTTTTACTACAAATCTCGATTCAAAATTTTGTTCTACATAATCAACAGTTGATTCTTTTAAATATTCCATAGACATATAATCAACAGCTACTTTAACATCATCTGATTCTATAATAAAGTCACTTTCTTCTATTGTATTTTCAAACATAAAATCATATTGAAATCCGGAACATCCACCACCTTTGACGGATATTCTCAAACACTTTATTTCTGGATCATTTTGGTCGATAATTAAATCTTTAATTTTGTTGGCAGCATTGACTGTTAGTTGCATCTGTTTTTTCTCTGTAATTGTTTATGGCCGCTTTGATAGCATCTTCTGCAAGAATTGAACAATGTATCTTAACAGGGGGTAAAGATAATTCTTCAGCAATCTTAGTGTTTTTAATTTGCTCAGCCTGCTCAAGCGTTTTGCCTTTGACCCATTCTGTGACCAGCGAGCTTGAAGCAATTGCAGAACCGCATCCGTATGTTTTGAATTTTGCATCTTTGATAATACCATCCTCTACTCTTATTTGTAGTTTCATTACGTCACCACATGCAGGAGCGCCAACCATACCAGTACCAACATTAACATCACCGGCATCTAACTTGCCCACATTTCGTGGGTTTTCATAATGGTCTATGACTTTATCGGAATACGCCATTTAACCCTCACAAGCAATACAATCATTACCTTGAGCAATTTGCTCCATATCCAATTCTTTAATTACTTGACGTTCAATCTTCTTAGATACCTTATCTGCTTTACCAATCTTCTCAGAACGGCAATAGTATAGAGTTTTCAATCCTTTTTTCCATGCCATAAAATGAATGGCGTGAATATATTTAATATGTGCATCTGGTCTAAAGAATAGATTCAATGATTGTGCTTGGTCGATGTATTGTTGTCTATCAGAAGCCAAGTCAATCACCCACCGTTGGTCAATCTCCATAGATGTTTTAAATACATCTTTTGTTGCTTCATCTAAGATATCTAAATGTTGTACAGATCCATCGTTTGCAATAATTGATGACCAAACATCATTGTATTCATTTTCATCTTGTAGTTTCTCTTTGAGTATTTTATCCAGCCAACGATTCTTGTTTAAGAAAGAACCTGATAGAGTGTCTTGTCTGTAAGCATTGGCACGATAAGGTTCAATACTTGGGCTAGTATTCCCCATGATAATAGAAGAAGAAGCGTTGGGAGCAATAGCCATGAGATGACTAAACCTAAGGCCTGTACCGACAGCATCAGGAGCTTCGCCTCGTTCTTTACCCAATTCCAAATTAGCAACATTTAATTTCTCCCTAATATTTTTAAATATGCGATTGTTAGCGACTTTTGCCATGACGCCTTCAAAAGCAATTCCATTCCTTTGTAGATAAGCATGGAACCCAAGAGCACCGATACCAATAGAACGTTCTCTTTCGGCACTATACTTTGCACGAGCAATATCATCTGGAGCATTAGCAATGAAATAATTGAGGACGTTATCAAGCATTTCGGCAACGTCTTTAAGAAATAATGGTTCATCTTTCCATTCATCATAGTTCTCCAAGTTTAAAGAAGATAAACAACAGACAGCTGTTCTTTCTTCATTTGTCGGCAATATAATTTCAGAACAAAGATTTGATTGATGTACTTTCAAACCTTTATTTTTTAACCAATAAGGCAATTCTTTATTACTAGTATCTATGAAGTGAATATATGGTTCACCTGTATTCATACGAATTTCTAGTAACATTTGCCATAGATGTTTAGCAGATACAACTTCTCTTATTTCACCAGAATGTGGATCTTTTAATTCCCAATCATCTTTCGCCTCAGGATCTAACATGCATTTTTCAATGATGGACATAAACTTATCATTGATGTTAATACCGTGGTGTAAGTTTAAACATCTTTGATTGGGGTCGCCTGTCGGCTTCCGCATTTCTAAAAAAGGAATGATATCAGGATGAGATATATCAAGGTAAGCGGCATAAGAACCACGCCGAGTACGACCTTGGCGATAGGCAAGAGAACTCGCATCGTAAATCTTGAGGTGTGGTAGTACGCCAGTAGACTTATCATCAGCAGCCCGGATACCAAAGCCAATACCCACGCCACCGCCGAGCATAGAAAGCCAATTTGTTTCTGAGAGGTTATCAACTAATCCCTCCGCAGTATCTTCAATATAGTTGAGAAAACAAGATATAGGCATCCCACGCTTACTACGGCCAAAACTAAGAATGGGAGTAGAATAAGAGAGCCAATGTTTGCTAGAGTATTCGTATAATCTCTGTGCGTGCTGCTGATTGGAACTAAACGCTTTTGAAACGTATGCAAATCGCTGCTGGGGTGACGTTTCATCCTCTCGCATGTATGATTCTTGTAGTCTTTTGATTCCGAGTTCATCGAATAATTTATCTCTTTCTAAATCTATATTAACACCTAGGTATTCCATGTATTCGCCTTATTTTATTATTATGTTACAAATTCTTGAATCATTGGGAAAATCGGTTCAATTGCTTTTGCACAAGCTACTGCAATTTCACGATGTTCCTTTTGGGTACCTTTCTCGCTACGTAGCTGTATATAGTGGACCCAAGACCTCAGAGTTCCATTCATATACAATTTTGAAATCGTAATGCCTTCAGGTAATACTGCACGTGCCTGCTCTTTTGCAATACCGTGTTCTAATGCCCAACGATATGCTTTTTCTGCTGCTACAATAACATAATCTTGTTGTGTTTCCCAATTTAACTTTAAACCTATGTTATCCGTTTCAACACTATTTTGTCGGTTCTTCTCATCTTGTAATCTGGCCTCTTTAAAAGCAAAGCCTAAATCGGCTACTGCGTATCTTTGGGAAAATTCTTGGAATGAAAAGGAACGGTGTCGTAATATTTGTCTTGCTATATCTCTCGTAGTTTCAATTTCTAAACAAACATTCACCATTTCAAGTGGTGACCAATGTTGGTGTTTAATCAAATAACGAACTAACTTTTCAGCCGTTTCATTATTATTTTGATTTGATGGATTTGAAACTCTAGCGGCATATGCTACTTGCTCTAATAAGTTTTTACCATCTACTCCTTGTGTGTATGATATTAATTTTACATTCATTATGTTTTTTTCCAACTCACAAACTCCATCTTTGCTCTAAGATTTACAAAGGTATTTTTACTTATAATATCTTGGATTTCATCTGGCGAAAAACCAGATAATACCATGTCATTAATATCTTTTTCTTCAATCATTTCAGGCCATACAACAACATTAAAATGATTATCTATGGCGTGTTCCATCTTAGCAACAATTTCTTTGTTACGTGGCTCATTGTCGAACACCAGAACCACCTTGGACTTGTCCAATACATCGGTAATCGATTCCAAATTAGAGTCTGCTGTTGCTATTGCGTTCTCCAAAAACATTGAATCAATAGGTCCTTCAAGTACATATATTAATTCTTCTTCATTGATTCTGTCAAGCCCAAATACTTTTTTATTATCATCATGTAATTTTAATGTGATGTAACGTAGTTTCGATTCACCCAACGAGCGCCCCTGCACAGCCACGAGTTCTTTCTCTGCATTATAGAACGGGATGACAAGTCGTTTGTCGTTTTTATGAAGGCCCTCTTTCTCAATCCCCAAACCTTGTATGAAGGCTGCAAAATCTTCCGCATAGTATAATTGCGAGTAAATGGTCTCCGGAATCCTTCGTTGTTGAACATAGACTTTAGCAAAATGCGCTTCTGGTAAAGACTCAATAGATGGTAATTCCAAAGACTTCTTGAATGTTGGGGCCTCCGCCTTAAATTCCTCGAATATCGGTTTAGGATAGTTGTTGTTTCCCGTATCTCCATTTTTATACCTCTCCAATTGATACTCTTTCAATAACGATTCATCTACTTGCTTTAGAAAATTATAAAATGTGGTTGATGCGCCACAGTTATGACACATATAGAAGTAATCATTCTTTTTACGATAAACATAACCACGAGATTTTAGTTTGTTTTTTTGTGAGTCGCCACAAAGCGGACACCTGAAATTATAAAGGTCATCCTTCTTTTTGGTAAACCTTTGTAATTTAGATGATACTTGTAACAGGAAATTCCTGTCAATAAAAACACTCATAATATAGAAACCAATTAATTATTTAATAAACTTAGATATTGTATCAGGATTGACGTGTGAAATCAACCATGAGATTGCAATAATACCACCCGCTAACATCCACTTCCATTTGAGTAATGCATCTAGAGCATCTTTTTCGGCTTTATTATGGTCACTCATATCTCTACGGAGAGATTTAAATTCTTCCATAATTTCTTTGTTGGAACTTTCCATTTTATCCAAAACGGTATCGATTCGTTGATGTATCTCTTTAATGTCAGCTTCTGTTTCTAGTCTGCGATTATCCATATCTGTGTAAACCTTTGCAATATGGCGGTCGTGTTGATCCACCAGTTTTTCTATAACCTGATCCATTTTATTACAAAGTGCAGATAAAGTCAACACTTGGGTTTTTAAAACACCAATGTCCACTTTGATATCGGTATCGTCAAACTCTGCCATTTATTTCTTCTCTGGAACTGCTGTGCCTTCTAACTTTTTATGCACTTTGATTTCTTTACAAACTTCTTTTTCTTTACCTGTTTTCTGGTCTTTTTGCATGACACAGGCTTTTTTGGTTTCGGCAGCCTTTGAAATTGATGTTGCAGCTACCATAAAACCACAAACAATTATAAACGACCAAACAAATGTATTGAATGCTTTCATTTCTGTTCTTCCTTTTTAGCAAATTTTTCTGAAGCGGTGAAACCTAATCCGGCAATCACCAAATATATCATCGAATCAAATAGTGATGGTGTTACTTTATAACCAAATATGTCGGCAATCAATGCAAACCCACATATTAAAAAAGCCATAAACGTTATAACTCTTTTACTACTGATAGACCCATTGTGTCCATCGGATAACATACTATTCAACCAATTCATTTATTAAATCTCTGGTTGAGGTGGTTGAAGTGGTGCTGGTTTACCACCAAATCCTGTTGTAACTGCTGGTGCAAATGGTGATGGTGCAGGTGCCGATGCAACAAAAGCAGGCGTTGTTACACCACTAAAACTTGGTGTAGATGGTGTTGTTGGTGCAGGACTTACTGTTGTAGGCCGTGTTGCAGCTTGTAGTGCCATCTTCTGTGCATCTTTATCACCACCAGCCAACATGATACCAGATAGTGTACCAGTTAAGAATGTGGCAATAGGAATAATCAACTCAAAGAACTTTTGGTCGATAGGTGAAATAGCATTGAGTGGTTGTGTTACAAAAATTAAAGAATATAACACAACGAATACAATGCCAAATAATGTAAGTGCTAAACAGATACCGATAAAAAATTTCAAGCGAGCCATTAACTGCTCTTCGGTATACATGAAGTTATCTTCTGGTTTCTTTTCTTCTTTATTAAAAATATTCAAGTTCATTTGCAATTCGCTCCAGTTGTTGGCGTTATTGGTGTTGGTGTATTTTGTGCTATGGGTTTATCTCCTCCTGGTCCCAAGCGTGGGTCATTTTGACCCTTAAAAATATGTTGAGGACAAGTTCTTGTTACATCACAATATGGCAACTTGCATATATCTTTGTCCCAATTTGCTGGGTCTTGGCATGGGTAACGAAACTTATCGCCACTAAAATATGCCAATGTCAATGGAAGCAATAATAAAATAATTAGGCCTTTGGCTAATCTTTTATCATTCATTAATGAACTCCTAATACATGAAGTGCGTGTTCATA